CACACAAGACCGAAGCAATAAATCTCCAGTCCGTTCTGCTTATCTTCGATTCATGACAGCCAATCATCTTTGCCAGACCGCGCTGTGTAAGCGTTGACAGGTTGATGAGTAAATCTGTTTCTGCGCGATCAACGTCGCGCTGTGATAGTTTGCTGTAACTTGTTTGTTCCATTTCTTACTATTTCCATAGGTAAATAATCACTAATCCCCATCTTTCGATGAGAGCTTAATTAGTTACCGCGTTGTCGGCGGTGCAGATTGATAAAGAGCGGTGTTACTTATGCAGCCAGAAGGTTCTTTTTGCTTATTTCAAGCATTTCGCTTGCTTGATATTTGCCACCAGAAATCTCTTCGATTTTTGATGCGTATTTAGTTTTCCCAAAAAACTCAGTCTTAGGGAGGAAGCCGTTTTTGAGCCACTTATAGACAGCCCTTTCGCTAACTCCACAAGCCTTCGCAACTTCAGGGATGCCGACACCTTTAATCGGCTCATCAAGATTTTGCATAGGAATATCCTTTTTCGTACTTTCAGTACGTATTATGGTTGAACTGAAAGTTTTTGCAAGTGCTTTAGTATCGTACTCATGGTTCAGAATGAAAAAGTGCGCAAAGAATTCGCCCAGCGGCTAGCGCAAGCCTGTAAAGAAGCTGGTCTTGATGAACATGGTAGGGGGATGGCTATAGCCCGTGCCCTTTCTCTTTCGTCCAAAGGCGTTAGCAAATGGTTTAATGCTGAGTCTTTACCGCGTCAGGAAAAAATGAATGCGCTTGCGAAATTTCTAAACGTTGATGTTGTTTGGCTTCAGCACGGCACTTCGTTAAATGGAGCGAATGATGAAGATACTCTTTCATTTGTTGGCAAATTAAAAAAAGGGTTAGTGCGCGTGGTTGGTGAGGCAATTCTTGGTGTTGATGGTGCCATCGAGATGACCGAAGAGCGCGATGGGTGGCTCAAAATTTATAGCGATGATCCAGATGCCTTTGGTCTTCGTGTGAAAGGAGACAGCATGTGGCCCAGAATAAAATCAGGAGAATATGTACTCATTGAGCCTAACACCAAAGTATTCCCGGGTGATGAGGTGTTTGTCAGAACCGTTGAAGGACACAACATGATTAAGGTTCTTGGCTATGACAGAGATGGAGAATACCAATTTACAAGCATTAACCAGGACCACAGACCTATAACGTTGCCTTATCATCAAGTAGCAAAGGTGGAGTATGTGGCTGGTATTCTGAAGCAATCTCGCCATCTGGATGACATCGAGGCAAGGGAGTGGCTGAAAAATTCGTGACTTCATCGTCACATAGCTGATAGTCAGTGGCCTAAAGAGACGTTTGGGTGATAGGAATGGATGTTAAGGATTAAGAATGTCAGTGATTGATCAACCTGCACAATATGTTATCAAGTCAGAAGACGACTTTGTATCTTTTGTAACAGAAATGCTCGGAAGGAAGGATATCGACTCAAGCGACTTCACATTCCCTAGCGTAGTTTTCAGTGGATGGCCAAAGATCAATATTAATGTAAAAGGCGATCCAAATAGATATAATTCTTCATTGACTGCGTCAATGCTTTTTGGTATGGCAGAGCTTACGCATGAAATACAAAAAGCATTTACGGTAGTCAGTCACAGCACTCATAATCGGCAGAAGCTAAAAGATGCAGAGAAAGGTTTGCTGGATATTGTCTACCGAATAAGCGAAGGCTCAAGCCAAGCGGATGGTGACTCAGATCCGATTGTAAACGGAGTGGTGACAGTGTTAACTCAAGCGATAGGCAAAATGACAGGAAGGCAAGCACTATGCGCCGTCGCCGCTATCGTCTTAGCTGCCAGCACGGTAGGCTATAAGTGGATCAATGAGTACTACGAAACACAGCGACATGACCAAGATTCTCAGGTGCAATTGGTGGAAAAAAGCACCAAAGCGGTAAACGAAGCACAAGACAATGTGCTCAAGTTGTTGATTAGCGGTCAAACAAACATTAGCAGAGAGGTTCTGGCTCACGGCGAGGATGGTAAAAGCAAGTTGCTTAAAAAGCTTGCTCAAGACTCGTCAGTTGAGAAGGTAACAATTGGTCAGAGAGTGGTAAATAGAGAACAGTTGAATACCTTAAACCAAAGGCAATCAATTGATCGAAAAAAGGAAACTAGAAGAGATAACTTTTATGTCACGGGCGTTCGTCGCTCGGGAGAAACAAATCAGGACATAAATATTGACGTCACAAGGGTTTCAAATGGTGAATCTTTCACCATAAAAACCTCAGCCGACATAACATCTACTGATGAGCTTCTTGAGTTTTTGAATGCTGTAGCCAAAGAATCAACTGTTGAAATTTCATACCTAGAGGTTGTAGAAAATGGACACATTTCAACAGGGCAATTGATAAATATATTCCCCAGCGAACCAGAGTGATGCACTCCAAACCCGGCCACCGAGCCGGGTTTTCTTTGCCTCACGATCGCCCTCCCATATTTAATAGCCGCAAATGTGGTAAACCGCGAACCAACTCACCAGCAATACCCCCTCCAACTACAGACCAATCTGCAGCATTTACAAAAATAAATTTCCTTATATATCAAAATTATATCTCGCTGCATTAATAAATCACAAAAATTTCGTACCAATAGTTCTTGATAATATCGAACTATTGGTTCATTATTGTCACGTCAGCAGGAAGCTGGAAGCTAAACGGAACAGATTGGCAGGCTCTTTAACTTCGATGGGGCGCTGACAAAGCGCAAACAGATACCAAACGAGATGGGTTTGGCGGTGATGTGAATTGCAGCTGCAACGACAGCAACCAGAAGATCAGCATCTGGCGCATCACCACCAAAGCCATTTCACATGAGGAAAACATCATGACGGTAATCGTGTACGGAAAATCAACATTTGCAGGAAATGCCAAAACTCGCCGTCATGAGCGGCGCAGAAAGCTTGCTATTGAGCGTGATGCTATCTGTAACATCATTGATTCTATCTTCGGCACAGACAGTGAGGAACCTGTTCAGGAGGCCCCAAGAAAGCGTTTAAGCCTTTCTGAAAAAGCAATATCACTCGGAAGCCTTCGCTGCAAGAAGGCAGAAGAAGTCGAGCGTAAACAGAACCGTATTTACTACCGCAAGCCACGCAGTGAAATGGGGGTGACTTGTGTTGGTCGCCAGAAAATGAAATTAGGCAGCAAACCACTTATTTGAGGTGATATATGGAAGAACAGGCAAATAAGATTCTCATAGAACTATTGCAAAAAGCCAGTAATGGAATAGACACAGCTGTCTCATTTAGCCAGGCACAGATTCCTGATGTTGTTCATCAGTTGCTGCTATGGAATATGGTTGACAGTCTGATTAAAACATTAATAGCCATTTTAACAATCCCGCTGGTTTTCTGGTTTATGAAGAAACAGTACCAAAAAGTTGAAATTGGTAAGTTCGATGATGAAGGATGGTCATGGGATAAGGGGAAGACTAAATACAAACCGACTATGATTTGGGAAAGTAACGGTGAGATTAGTTTTCTAATCTTACCATTAGCTGCAGTTTTTGTTCTGTGGGTAAGCTTTATTATTGCTGTAGTAACCAATATGACATGGTTAAAAATTTTGCTGGCCCCAAAGCTTTACCTTATCGAATATGCAGCATCATTGGTTAAGTAATTTCAGGCCGCATAGTCGGCCTTTATTTTTGGCATAAACAACAGAATAAACACAGCACTGTGTATTCATTCCAACGAGTGAATACACGGAGCAATGTCGCTCGTAACTAAACAGGAGCCGACTTGTTCTGATTATTGGAAATCTTCTTTGCCCTCCAGTGTGAGGGCTTTTTTATATGCATACCAATAACGCTTCACTCGAGGCGTTTTCGTTATGCAATCAAATATAAGGAGTTACCCATGATGCACTTTCAGCTCGCGGGTAGCGGCGTCATGTCCGCTTTCTACCCGCACGAATCTGAATTATCACGCCGAGTTAAACAATTAATCAGAGCAGCAAAGAAACAACTGGAGGCGTTATGCGCAATGAAATAGCCATCAATCACCAGATGCTTCGTGCAGCACAAAACAAAGCAGTAATAGCCAGATTTATTGGTGATTCCAAAATGTGGCTTGAAGCAAATAAAGCGATGAAATCAGCTATCAACCTTCCGTGGTATCGCAGGAAATGAGTTTTACAGATAACTGGTAAGACGAAGAATTCATTCGTCAGATGAACAAAATGCTCAATCAGCACAAAGAACAGGAGAAAGATGATGATTCTGACTCTGAATGATAAGCGTGAAATATCGCAAATAATCGCAAGTTTTACTGATGAAGATTACGAGCGAATCAACAGTGAAGTTGATCGCCTCTGCAAACGTTGCGACCCAATAAGCGAAATGCTTCGCTCATATAAACCAGATGAACACACTAAGGACGCTATCGACTGGCTGGAAGATGATGACTGTAACTATCAGGAAAAAGCCGCTGAATGGTTCTGGGATGCAATAACCGAAAGAGTTAAGGCTGAATATGCCTTCGCAATATTCAAACGCAGACATATTTATGGAGAAGCTGCATGAGCAATATCGTTGAATTCGTTAAACAGCAAGAGCAGTTATTCTGCGGAGTATTGACTGAACAGACGGTGACATGGGCTAAGGAAAGCCAGTTTGCAATTCAGTATTTCCAGAAAAACGATTACCTGGCTAAAACAGCACTGGCAAATCCAACCAGCGCACAGAACGCTATCATCAACGTTGCGGCGATCGGCATCACTTTAAACCCTGCAAGCAAACTGGCTTATCTGGTTCCGCGCGATGGCATGGTTTGCCTTGATATCAGCTATATGGGATTGCTCCATATTGCAATGGAGTCTGGTGTTATCTCATGGGGTCAGGCAAAACTTGTTCATGCTAACGATACCTATGAGTCAAACGGGCTTGATAAAGCACCAACCCATAAATACACCGCCTTCGGTGATCGTGGTGATATCGTTGGCGTTTACTGCACAGTTAAGACGCCAGCAGGTGATTATCTAACGGAAGAGATGAGTCTGGCTGAAATTGAGGCTGTAAGGAAAACAAGCAAGGCAGCATTCAGCGATAAAGGACCATGGGTAAATCACTGGAATGAGATGGCGCGAAAGACGGTCGTAAAGCGTGCAAGCAAGTATTGGCCTAAGGCATTACGTCTTGATAGTGCTATTCACGTACTAAACGAAGAAGAAGGTGTGTGGACTGAACCAGTTATGCCGCACAAATCAGAGGAAGATATCCGCGAAGATGAACGGAAACACCAGCAGGAAATAATGGATAAAGCACAACTTCTTTGTGATGAAATGGCTCAGGCAGAAAACATGGATGATTTGAAGCGATATTTTGCAGAAGCATATCGCCTGACATCTGGAATGAAATTGCAGCAGAACGTACAAGCCATTTACATGGAATGCAAAGCGAAACTGGAGGTTGCCAGTGAGCAAACTATATGAAATAGCCAATGAATACGCAAAATTGATGGATTCAGATTTAGAACCAGAGATGATTGCTGACACAATAGAAGGCATGGAAGGAGAATTTACCGATAAAATAGAGCAACTTCTCGCCATTATTAAAAATGAATCTGGTTATGCTGAACGCCTCAAGGAAGAGGCAAAGTCACTGAATGAACGAGCCGCAGTAATTCAAAATAAGATTGACAGCATCAAATCATATATAGCGTCATCGCTTGAAATGGTTGGCAAGAAAAAGATGCGAGCAGGTATTCACCAGGTAACAATCCGCAAACCGTCAGAAACTGTAGAAATCATCGACTCAAGCGCCCTTCCTCCTGAATACGTTGAGTTTGAAACAACAATTAAAGCCGACAAGTTGGCAATCAAACACCAACTAAAAGCAGGAATAAATATCCCCGGCGCTCAACTCAAAGTTGGGAAACCTTCACTTCTTATCAAATAACGGTATCGCCTATGAAAAAGACTCCATGGGAGAAATGGGAAGTCGATTTCTTGCGCGAAGTAGCGGCGACAATGCCAGTTGAAGTTATCGCTGAAAAACTGGAAAGGACTGAAAAAGCAGTTATGGCGAAAGCAACAAGGATTGGCGCTGACATTGTTAGCCGACTTCGTGGAAGACGATGGACAAGAGCCGAAGTATCACTTTTCGGTAAGTTCACCGCGGAAGAAATAGCAATTGCAACCTGCCGCTCAATTTATTCAGTAAGAGCTATGCGATACAAGCTAAAAAAACTCGATGAAGAAAGAGCAGGCATACGAATAAATTAACAAAGAGGAATTTACCATGAGAGGACTTGCATACAATCCCGGCATTCTTCCGGCAGAAATGATTATTCTCTAACGCGTAAAGCCAATGCCATCGAGAGAGGAATTGCTTAAGAGAAATTCTTTTCCATCAGTGAATCAAAACAAATATCTGAATGCGATGTTGCGGAGTGGGAAGAAATGAAACAAATGTCACTAATTGAGATGGATGGATTCCTGAAAGGTAAATGCATCCCACGAGATTTAAAGCTTAACGAAACAAACGCTGAATATCTGGTGCGTAAATTTGCTGCAGCGGAGGCCAAGATTTCGGCTCTGTCCGAAGACCACCAGAAAGCGATTGAGTCAATTAAGCAGGCTGATGCGGCTGTTAAGTTGGCACACGAGAAGTTTTCGGTGCTGGCTGCGGAGAATGCGGCAATGCATGAAACTATTGAAGCCGTTCGGAGTGTTGCGGATAACTCCAGTGGAATTGCCGGATGGCATTTGAATGGCGATATCGCTACATGGGAAGAGATTCTTCCTGAAATTAACGATATCGAAACCACAGCCACCGACGCTTTCTTGGCTGAAGTACGGGCGCAGGCGTTTAATGACCTTTGCTCGGTGTTCGTTAAGGACGCGACGGTTGCCAGGCTGGACGATGGCGACATCGTTACGGTGAAAGAAGCGACGGACGCCCTGCTGCATTGTGCGGAGCAGCTTCGCAAAGGAGTTCAGTTATGAGCATCCGAACTGAACATGGATTTGGTCCTTCAACAGTCGAAGTCGAATGGCTTGATGATTGCCCTAAGTGCCAGCACGGCAAAGCCAAGGTAACAGGATGGTCGGTAACCAAAGATTCTTTGTGGGCGGGTGATGAGGCTGTCTGTTCCAAATGCGGTCACAAAGGTGAAATCGATGCTGATGGAGAGAATGCCTGGGTGGAATGGGACGAAATCGAGGAGGCACAATGAGCAAAATTGACTATCAGGCACTGCGTGATGCGGCAGAAAAGGCAACACAGGGTGAATGGGTCGCATTTATTTCGTCTGGTACTGGTACATATGCGGTGCATACACCTGGTGATAAACGATGTGAAGACGTTATCAAATGGACCGGCTTTGATGGACAGAAAAACGCAGAGAACAACGCTCGTTATATCGCAGCTTTCAACCCTGAAGTAGTGCAGGCGCTGCTGGATGAGCTGGAAAGAAACCAGCAATACATCAAACGCCGCGACCAGGAGAACGAGGATATTGCGCTTACGGTTGGGAAGCTGCGCGTTGAGCTTGAAGCAGCAAAATCAAAACTCAACGAGCAGCGTGAGTATTACGAAGGTGTTATCTCGGATGGAAGTAAGCGCATTGCAGAACTGGAAGCACGGGAAATAAAACCAGCCAAAGGTGAAGTTCTTGTCGTTGTTTCTGGTTTTACTGGTTGCGGAAAAAGCGCCATTGCCGGGGAAATAGAAATCGCGATGAAGGCTATTGGTGTACCGGTTCAGTGGACTAATGGCGATGCGGAAAAGCGCATGACAGGAGCTGACTGGTTGACAGCGATTGAGATGTACAAACCAACAGTGCGCATCGTGGAAGTTAATGTGCCACGCGCCGCAGGCATTCGCATCAAAGGAGAGTGAGATGAACGGACAAATCTCAATTGTTCGACCGGGAGCATGTGACGATTGCGAGATACGAATGATTATTCGTCTGGCGAGGGGGAAAACAATAACTGCTCTCATTACTCCAGAAAATCTCGCATTAGCATTAACCGGAAAGTCAGACCTGCCAGTAGAGCTAAAGCTGCGAAATGTTGAGATTAAGGTGAAATAGCTATGACCACTATTACCAAAGAACGCCTGCTGACAATCCAGCAGTGGCGCGAAACATACGGACCTGGTAGCAACGTTGTACTGCCAGCAGAAGAAGCGGAAGAACTGGCACGAATTGCACTGGCATCACTGGAAGCAGAGCCAGTTGCTTATATTTTCAAACATCCGGCCGGAAAATTATTCTGGGCTTTGACGGATGAAAGCAATAAAGATCAATCGGACGTTATTCCTGTTTATGCCGCCCCTCCAGTACCAGTAGTACCTGCTGCATTACCTGAGAACGACGATGAGGACGGGCATGACATTGATTATCTTGATCCATCTGAAGTTTACGCGCTTGGGCGAACAGCTGGCTGGAACGCCTGCCGCGCCGCCATGCTTCATAGTGCCGAACCTGCAAGTAATCATGAAGAGTTGCCGCTTGATTATCTCCAAGGTCAAAAAGATGGTCTTGAATGGGCTGCGCAGCTTGCAGAAGCAAATCACCCACAAACTGGCGACTGGCTTTACGATGACCCGCTGGAGCTGGCTAAAGCTATCAGAAAAGGTCCTGACATGCCCGAATTCGATGGACCAACTCCGGTAACTCCGGATAGTTGGATAAGCTGTAGTGAGCGAATTCCCGCTCAAGACGATTGGGTTTTAATTTATTCAAAGCACGGCGAGTATATGGCAGGACAGGTACAAGGGGAATACGTGGAGTTGAGCGACGGCACTTTATCGTGGTTAGGGAACGTCTTGTTCTGGATGCCGCTACCAGAACCGCCGCAGGAGGTGAATTGATGGACTCCTTCGCGAAATATACGATTATTGACTGGATGGCCTTCCTTCAGGTTTTGCTCATCTGGTTTTATATGGCTTACAGGAGTGGGCAGTGGATTGTCAGTGTAGCCTGTAGCAAGGGATGGCGTTGGTGGAACCGAAAGAATAAAAAAACGCTGGCCTTGGATTCGTTTTACGAAGCATTCAATCTTAACAGTCTTCAGCCTGGTTCTGTCATTGTAGTCACCACTCAAAGCGGCATGACCATTCAGATTCATAAACCAAAAGAGGAAAAATGATGTGGCCTATATGTGTTAATTGCGGACGGATGTGCCTATCTGGATGGTGCCGAAAGTGCGACAAATGCACGAAGAAAAGACAATAACAATCCTCGCACTCGCGGGGATTTCTTTTATCTGAACTCGCTACGGCGGGTTTTGTTTTATGGAGACAAGAAATGTCAGATTTGGCTATGAAGGTTTTGAAATGGCAATCGACTGGCGATGTTGGCATCAGTAGCGCAACTCTTGCCTCAATCGCATGTGGACTGAAAAAGAATATCTATGGTCATCACTTCGGCGCTCCACATGACGCAGCAGACTTCCGGCGATGCGTTGCACTTGTTGAGCAGATTCCAGAAATCAGAGATTCATTCGACAAGGTTGCAAAGCGCGTTCCGGCATTCAAAGGCATCCTCAACGAATGGGATTCCCTCGTCGCTCTGTTGAAGTCTGAAATGAAGATACACGGAAACAAAGCACCAGAGACTTACAGAAGAATTAGCGAGCTACGCAAGGACTAACCACAGCCTCACACTCAATGAGGCCTGTTCATTTCTCAAGATATCCAGACCTACCATTGCCGCATCAATGCGGCTTTTCTTGCGTGTAATTGCGGAGACTTTGCGATGTACTTGACACTTCAGGAGTGGAACGCACGCCAGCGACGCCCAAGAAGCCTTGAAACAGTTCGTCGATGGGTACGCGAGTGCAGGATATTCCCTCCTCCGGTTAAGGATGGAAGAGAGTATCTGTTCCACGAATCAGCGGTAAAGGTTGACTTAAATCGACCAGTAACAG